ATAAATTTAGCATTTACTGGCCATTTATTATTGCTTGTTCCATATGTTCTCTTTACTTTCGGGAAATATGATTTTTCTCTTCCAGACCAACATAATAACCGCGATTTCCCTGGAACATCTGAAAATGATGTCGGATAACAATCACCCGAGCGAAACTCTTGTAGAAGTTGTCCACTACACGGTGCAACTATTTTATTACATAATAAAGTACCACCATCTTCAATTAAATATAATATTACATCACTCGGTTTTATATTTGGAGGAATTACAACTGTTCCATCAATAATTGGTTGAGGTGGAATTGGAGGCGGAGGTGGTTGTCCACCTGAAGTAGGTTGGTCAGGCAAATTATTGATATTACCTGGATTAATCATCGGTATACAATTCGCATTTTGAACACTTGTGATAGAACTACTATCTATTATATTATTCGATTGTGGAGCAATAATATAAGTCGAATTGATTCTCTTTAACAATCCAATATTTGGATCCGATACAGTTGCGGTTTGCGACGCCCATGAAGTAAACTGTCTGTTCGCCAATCGCCAATACTTCTGTTTTTTAGAAAATTGTGTTTCATTCTTCTTATACTGAAGCACGTTTCCCTTTCTCATCATCTGTAATCGATAACCTTCTGCAAGAGATATACTTGGATTATCTGGTTGACTACATCTATTATGAAAACGATTCCATTCCCTCGGTGGGTTTGGATCATAATATTTTCCTAAACAAGACATATATTATCTTTTTCTTTTATTTGTTCTTTTCTTATGAGTTATTCTACGTTTATTTGAACGCCGTTTATGTTTTCTTCCTCCAGTTGTAACAGAAGTCAATGATGATGGTATTGGAACTGGTTGATGTAATGCTGCACCAGTATTAATTTTTTGTTCACTACTACCAAGACCAAACATTTTAGATATTGTGTTCCACATATAAATAGAATAATATTATTATTTTTTAATCTTTAAACCCACTTTGTAAAGTGAAGTCATTTAGCCTAACCTTTTTAAAAATTATGATAAAAGAATTAAGGGAAGAACTCACTATTGGTTCCATCAAAATACCATCTCAAAGAAAGATAATCCGCATTCTTACTATTCAGCGTAGAACTGTCAGTCATTGTAGTATTAGGTCCTTTCTTTACCAAATTTTCAATTGCTACCGTTCCTAACGCATAACTAAAATACCATAAATTCGAAATATATCCATTAAACCCACCATTCATTGCGACATATACTTCTCCATAATTTTGCTTTGGAACTCCAATCAATTCTACGCTTTTTGTAATCGTTCCATTTATATAGACATTTAATGATTTATTCTTACAAACAATGATAACATTAACCCATTTATTTATTGGAATATCCGGGATATCTACTTCTTCGCCAATTACCTCATATGTATCCATTATTACGCTTAACTGATTCGTATCAGGAGAAATATATAGACCCGGAGCATTATTTGGATAATTTAATCCTTGTTCATTTGGTCCATAATTGCCTTTACTAAATATGTGCTTATATTTTCCATTTGAAACGCCTATATCATTAATATATATCCATACTGACCAAGTAAACTCAATTCCACTATTAGCATTATTAGAACGATATATTGTTTTAGAACCCTTCATTTTTGGATCTTGTGTAATCGTCAACATCTGAGAACTCGCATTAATCATTCCAGTAATAATCTTCTGTTCTGTACTATTATCAAACAGTTTCGCAATCAAATTCACTGCTACTCCCAATAATATAATAAACAGAAAAATCACTAAAAGCAAAAATGAAAATTTGGCGACTAAACTATTCGATTCCATAAAATCGAAAAAACCCGAAAATCTTGTTCTTACTCCTGAGGCAGCTATTGAAATATTTTCTTTACTGTCATCAAACGTTTTTTTAACACTTGATCCAATTGCTTGAATACCTCCACTATTATCGCCCACCCATTTTTCACCTGCTTTTTTGTAACTGTCTATATTATTTCCAATGTTAGTTAGGCCATTTTTTAATTCATCTACAGTATTTGTATAATCTTCTGTTATAGAATCCATATCTTATATAATAATATAAGATAAGAAAGAACTATACGTTAGTTGTTTGTTTGTTTGTTCATTTATATCAACGAAAAAGGATACCCTAAAGGCCATCATTATAAATTGACGAATGTAACTGACCTTCAACGGTTTAATAAAATAATTTCACTATTTTATTAAATAGTTATACTAGCCTCTTCAGTTCCATTTTGTGATAATGTAAAATTCAATTGATATTTGCCAAATATATTCGAGAACATACCATCTCCATATCCTTTTTGATATATATCCCAAGATTGTTCTGGATTTAATGCATAAGAATAATATGAGAATTTAGTGGTTGAACCTTCGAATCCACCATTTGGAGTAATATATACATTTGCTGCCGGATTCACATTTGCTACACCTGGCAATAAACATGTTTTCACTAATTTACCATTTATGTATGTATCTAATGTTCTACCATATACACTTATTGTTAAATTGACCCATTGCTGTATAGGTATATTCTGTATTGGACAGGAAATAAATGGTGTTGATGAAGTTCCACTTGTTAATTTATCCGGAAAATATGCTAATGCTATTTCTAAATCATTTGATATAGCAGCTAGAGATACTAATGGAGATGGACCTGCACCAGTAGTATCAGTTGAAGGATCAACCTTTCCGGTTGTATTATTCATTCTTCCAAATATAATCTTGCGCTCTCCATACCTATAATTCCAGTTGCTTATATAAAACCATATTGAAAATGCAAAATTTGAACTTCCAACGCTATTAGATGATCCTAAAGAACTGGCAGATATTGTTTGTGGAACAGTAGCATTACTTAATTTAGTTAATATTGGATTACTTACCACATAATAACGTATTATCAATATTAATATGATAATGATAATTGTCGTAAATATAATCATACGAATGTTCATTTATTATAATAATATATAATAATAAATTTATTATTTCATTATAATTATCAATTCGCAATCTGATTTAACCCAATCTTTTCTGTCGCATTTTCAACCTTTATTGAACTTAAATATAAACTGTCATAATAATTCATTAATATAGGAGGATTCAAATCTTTTACCGAAGTATACAAATAATACACCTGCTTTATATTTAATGCATCGCTAAAATAGACAACGTTACATATACCTCCATGTAATCCATTCTTCTCTCCTATTGTGATATTATCCAATTTCATATAAGGAATAGATCCTCCATTAAACGATTGTTGTAATTTACCATTTATAAATATATCTAAAATGCCGCTATTATAATTGATCACTATATTGTTCCATTTTTGTAACAATACATTTTTGTTTCTATAAACAATGAAATTTCCATCATCATCTAAATCATACTTTTTTCCTTCATATAATGTTGGATTTCCTGATACATCCATTTTTTCAATTGTTATTATCATTTGATTATCATTTCCTCTATACTGAACATTTGGTTTTCCACCATAATTTATAAGAGAATGAAAAGTATCGCCTCGATTATTTGCTGTGCTATTCGCATCTATAAAAATCCAACATGATAATGCATAATTATAAGAATGAGTAATCACTTGCGTTGCGTTATAATCTGGATTCGACCATGAAAAATCATAATTAAATAGTTTAAATGATTTTTTTGTCGAATTTACTTGAGGATTCAATGATGTATATGTTGCTAAAACTATTTCTTTATCTGTATATACAGGCTCTTTTAATAGAAGCTGTCCACCTTGCGATGAAAATAATGTATATGTGTATGGAATACTATAATATATGAGATATAATAAGACTATAAGAATCAGCAAAATAATATCTGTTCTACTTGGCGTAATTTGTAATGAAGAAACTGAACTTGCCAAATCACCGGTTGATGCTCGTTTCATCGCATTTACCATAACAGTTGAACCCTTTTTATAATAACCTGACAATATATCGATCAGTGCAATCAGCAAACAAGGTATATAGAAAATACAACCTATTATGAGTTGCGATAATGGACTGTCTGTTATAAATGTTGACCCTTTGAATAAATTACTATATGACATCATTCTGTATATAATCGCCAATAACGTGATGATAATTGCAAAATTTAATATAATCCCAAAGACACTTGATGAACCATCTGAGTTTTTAAATGTAAATACTTGAAATAACTGGATGATCCAATTAATCAATGAAAATAAGAAAAAAATACCAAACAGGATGAAAAGAGATACTGTAATTGATTGCATCAACTGATCTTTTTCCATATTAAAAAACGCGAGATTCATATTCAGTTTTGTCGATATATATATGAGAAATAATCCTACACAGAAAATGATCACAAATGCTATAATCGCATATATATAAGGCGAAATACCATTATTCAATGAAGAACCTTGTGCCAATTTACTACCATTTATGTATAATATTACTGTTATGAATAAAATTAATGTAATGAAAAACATTAGTAAGTCTGAATCGTTCTTTACATTTCTCTCTTTCATTATTACTTTGTAATATATCGCAAATGTAATAATATATGTAATTATGATACTAAGAGTTGGTAGACTATTTTCATATTTGGTTATATACGAAGACGGAATGAATGAAGAGAGAAACTTGACAAATATCTCATTATCTTTACTGAAATAATCATTATTAAATACATTTGCTATGGCAACATTATATACTATTAACAATGCGAGAACTCCATATTCCTCATTTTCTAATCCCAACCTACCAAAATATTGCCCCCTTTTAATTTCAGCAGTTTTCATTGATTTATTTAATTCTTTAATCGAATCATTTTGAAACGAAGAGAAACCAGCAGAAGTCATTTTCATTGTTAAAACTGCAATAACCGATATAATAAATCCATTTATCAGTATGATAACCAACTCATTCAATGAATTATATTTCGTATTGGCTGTCGTATTCAAAAATGTAAAGAAACATCCTAGAAATACGATTCCATAAATAATAAGTAAACCATATATTGATAAATCTTTGGCAACCGCAACCTGCCCAGGCATGAATGATTCTGTCTTTGACGATGATTTTGATCCTGATGTATCATATTGTTTGAGATTATTCAACTGTTCTTCCATATTCGTAATCGTTGATGCAGCTGGTGTAGGTATTACGCGTGTAATATTATTCATTAAAGACGTGTTCTTAATATCATTATAGCCACTGAGTATGAACCCTTTATACGTCATAAATACGTATATAATATAAATACAAGAAGCAACAAGAGGTGTATAAACAAGTGTATTTATCATCATTGAAGTTGTTTGACTTTTTGTCACATCTTGTGGCAAATTTGATCTTGTTACAATATACATTGAAGATAATATGATGAAAAAGAATGACACGCATAATAATGTAATTTTATTTTTGTCAAATGTATGATATATTAACATAAATATGAAGAAAATACCGTATATAATTGAAGCATATAAAATAGAATATATTGGCATTTGTATATTTTGAATTATGTTACTTTGATTCGTTAAGACAAACTTTGAACTTTTCGGTAAAAAAGCATTACATGCCAATGTAAAAATAATTAAAAAGATGGGCAACGCAAATGACCAAAGACTTGCAGCCTTACCTGATTTATCATTAAGCGCATAATATATTTGCTTTATTAAGAGATATACGAAAAATATTGTAATTAATGATGATATCGTCACATATGTCGTTGAAAATAATACCACAATAAAACTGATTAAAATAATGAAATATAAAATAGTTATTATCACAGGATTACCAAAATAATTACCGAGATTTTTATAATCAATTGCGTTCAATATATTTTTTGTTTCAGAATCCTTTGGCGGGGGTTTATTTGCTCCTGTTGCTGCCGCTTCCATTAATAGTATATATTATATAAATATTATGATTTACATATTCTCACTAGCAGTTTTTTCTCCATGACAATTCCTACATAGTGCCACCAAATTCTCCACATTATTTCCACCACCATATTCTAATCTTACACGATGATCTATTTCGAAAGTATGGTTCAACTGTTGATGACATTCACCGCATTTCCAATGTTGTTGCGACGCTACATATTTCTTCTTTGTTTCAGATACTGATCTCTTAGTAGCACTGCCACCACTACCATTGAAACCTTTTGTAGGTGATTGTGAATTATTGTTCATTCCCATCATAAATCCACTATTATCTTTGGGAGATGTGAAATCAATAATAGGAGAAATAAAATTCATCGTCTGTTTATCTATCGGCATATATTTTATCATATTATTCGCATAAAGAAGTATCTTCTTTGATTGCATGGGATCCCGTTTGATTAACAGATAAATCGATATGCCTATAATGGCAATTATACCCATTGTGAAATATTTCTTATATGAATAGATCTTCTTTAAAATATTTCCATCATAATATACATTATAAATGAAGACAGCGGTAATGGCAATAATAATAATTTCAAGTCTCATATAATAACTGATATATTTACCCTCGTATATTTCTTTGAATATTTGTTTCAAAGAAATATTATAATATATATATATGTTTACGAAACTATTTTTGGAAACGACAAATCCAAAAACGTCATGGATTGCCTTTATGAAGTTAATACCAATCATCTGTCTATCTATATTAGTTAACATAACAATTTATACAATCTTCTTGAATCTCGCAAGTTATGTATTTGTAAATAAATTTTTTAGTAAAAATATTAACATGCGTTTTGTTGGAGTCTTAATTATTATCATGATTTTAGGTTATATAGGCCGATTCTTACATGCCAAAGAAGCGTATAAGATGTTTCAGTATAAAGAAAGTAAAACGGCAGAATATATGAACACTCATTATAATAGTTGGGTTTTTCTTGGTTAAATTGAATTTATTATAATTTACCTGATCGACGACTTTCTCTCTTTTTGCGCGTAAGCATTTTTCGACGAAGAATCTTTATTTTACTACGTATTTTCAGAGACTGTATTTGTCGCTGTTTTAATTTTTGTAATAATACCGGTTCTCTGCTTAAGCGTTGTAACTTTTTATTCAATGATAATAACACCTTCTTTAATTCATCAATATTGATTGGAGAACTGCTATATTTTAATAATATATTTATCATATCTTTCAAACTGGTATGTATTATTTTTCGATAAAATGAAGTTTTTTGAGATGGCTGAATTAATTCGTATTGCATTATTTGTTCTGTTAATGGAAGAAATGTCATGACAAATCCCCATATATCAACATTTTTAATATATACTTCATTTAAGTATCCTAAAACATCAAATTTTTCATTTTTCGTATATTTTATTAAAATATTACAGAGATAATCGATAATATATCCAATATGTTTTATATTTACATTTTGTTGTATAATATCTATTTTACCATGTAATTTTTCTATTGTTGTTGTAAATTCAGGTGTTCCATACATTTTACTGAAAATAGATTTAAAATTTGATAAATGCCCAGAACCACGATATTCAATATGTGTTTTAACAAATTCTTGTAAAAAATCACGAATATCTTTGTGAGTTCGTTTGTTGGTTATAAGAAATAATTCATACATTTCTTTGAAAATTGTAGAAAATAATATACATGAAAATGGAACATTGAACTGAAATGGACGGTCTCTATATGCATCGGGTATAAATTTCCAATCATCTGTGAATCCATAATTTGTTTCGACAGATACATTTTGTTTACCAGGAAAATAAATAGTAGAGAGACCCCAATCTATTAGTCTAAAACGTAAATGTCCATTTTCATTATTGACTAATATATTATTTGCTTTCAAGTCCGAGTGATATATTCCTTTCTTGTTCATTGGTAATATGGCATTATCGAGCAAATCAATCATTTTATTGTTGAATTCTATGATACGCGCAGATTCA